AAGCTCCGCCCGCGTGGCAATATCCGTTTTATGCAGAACTTGACCGATTACCGGAAAGCCTGTCTTCTTGACAATGTGATTGATCGAATTTTTCACGAATTCTATACGGCCCTTGTCCAATTGCATACTTCCAGCCCCTTTGCTTTATTTCAAATTCGGGTCCGGCGGAAGTCCGCGCCGCGCCCGTTCTTCCTGAATCAATTCTGCTGTTGTTTTTAGAACAGGTTGACCGTCAACAATTTTATAGAACCGGGAAAGCCTATGGTATCTATGCCGACAATTCGGATGAAGCGGAATGCAAGGTATCCATGCGGACACCTTTCGCCCATAGTTGCTCTTTCCGGCCCATACGTAATTCATTTCATGTTCATACGTTTCCTTCGGAAGCTCATGGGTGACCGTGAATGTTTTCCCTTCCAAAAGCTGTTTGCAGTATTTGCACGAACCCTCTACAGGCGGAACCCATACAGTTTCCCCTTCATCCACGCCGGACAGGTACGCATCGTTGGCCGCAAACGAAAGCTCCGTAATCGCCACGCGCCGCCAGTCCCGGTTTTGGTCGCCGTAAGCGTCGAACAGCGCTTGGGCCAGCTTTTGCGCTGTCCACCGCTCCCGTTGCGCCCGAAGAATCAGTTGCCGAACTTCGGCCCGGTGCCGTTCGCTGATTTCGGTCAGCTTATCGGCGGCATGAAGCGTGGCATGCTGGACCACTCGCGTTTCCTGTGGCGTCAGCGGAAGGATTTTCACTTCCCGCCCTTCGGAAGACGCTTTGCGCGTTCGCTTCGTCGGCTGTGCGCCTTCCGCTTTTTCCTTTTCCCGAAGCGTGAGCACCACGCCTTGCTTCTGGGCCGCTTGGATGGTCGTCGGAAAACGGTCAATCAGCGCACCCATCGTCTCAAACATTTCGCGCTCGGCTTGATTGCGAATCTTTCCGATGAACCCGGCCCGCACCATGAAGGCTTCCGCCACCTTCGCATAGTCCGGGAGCTTTTTCTTCATAAGCTGGTCCAGCTTTTTGAGTTGCTCTTTGGAAAACGGATTCATGCTTTGGATGTATTTCAGGAACTTGTCGCGTTTTTCGCGGTTTGCCTGAATCAGGTCGCTAATGCGTTGTTTGCCGCTGTTTTTGGATTTCAAAAGCGCTTCGTACTCACGAAATTCGTCCGAAAACGCCTTTTCCATGTCCACGCCGTCCAGCGGCAGGTCCAACGCCACAAATACGTCCGCGATCATTTCCTGTGCCGGGCGAATCAGCGCTTCGTAAAAGTCGTCCTCCGCATCCGCCATCAGCGGGTCGGTGTTTCGTTCCCACATGTTATGCTCGTCCCCGCCGTCGCGCGTGGTCTTCAAAACAGGCGGAAGGCGCATGGCTTGTGCCAATACGCCCAATATTTCCTGACGGTCCTTTTCCGGCAGATTCGCAATGTCCTTTGGAAGTTTGATTTTAAGTTTCGGCATTGATCACCCCTCCAACGGTTCCACCCGATGGGGTACGCCATTTATTGCCAGCACGTAAGTCACATGGTTTATACTTGCAAACGGAACAGCCAGCGCAAAATCCAACGGTTCGCCGTCTTCGGTTTCGGCTTCGATAACCACCATGAAAAACTGCGGCGGGTCCACCTTGACCATGTGCTCAATTTCATGGTTTTCGTCCTTGTCCTTGCCAAAAAGCCGCAACATGGCAATTCCCCCTTTTTCCGTCAGCACCTTTAAGCCCAGCTTAATACGCATCCCAAGACAGCACAATCTCGATTTCATCATCTTCGGAAGCGATTAACGATTTATTCAAGTTGCCCGGTTTCTTGGTCATATCCGGTTTCTTGACCGAAGCGTTCTTGGCCTTCAGCTTTTCAAGCTCCATGGCGTTTTGATGTTTAAGCTCTTCCATCTCCTTAGCCATTTCATGCTCGCGTTCCATCTTTTCAAGCTCTTTTTGATGCTGGTCGTCGGCTTGGGCTTGCTCGTCGGCTTGATCTTGCTCGTCTTCCGCATTCGGTACTTCGCCTTCGGAAGACTGGGCTTTTTGATTCAAGCCGGATTCGGCCATATATACCTGCATGAGGACACTGTTAGCCGGAGCGTCCGCCCATTTCATCTCGATGGTGTCCATGTCCCGCTCTTTGCGGATTTCGTTGACCGTCTTAATGCCGGACTGAAGCATCTTAACTTCACGGTCCAGCCGCTTGTCTTCGTCCTCTTCCTCTAACCCCACCCAGCAAAATTCGAATTCCGGGTCGATGAGGTCCACGATTTCGGAATTGAACGTGTCCGACAAAAACGACATCAACGGCACAAGGCCTTTATCCTTCGAATTTTCGATCTTCTCTTCCGTGTTGTCAGACTTGTATTGTCCGGTCCCGCTTGTCCAGCTTTTGAAACCCACTTCGTTCGGGTCGATCTGATAAACCGCGCACGCAATGTTGAACAAAAACTCCAAAAACTGGTTGAATTCCATGTCCTTGTTCGACTGCTTGAACGGTGTGAACTTCAAACCTTGGCCTTCCGAAAGCGCCATGACCGGAACGCTCCACTTGCCTGACGCGCCGCTTGTCAGCATCCGCCAATGGCGTTTGAACGCTTCCAAGTGCTCGTCCTTGTATTTCCCCACAATCTCCAGCACGCCTTGCGGCAAATGGTTGTGAGTGAAATAGGACGTGTTGTAGTGAACGCCGTTCACAATCCCGGTCACAATCTCGATCAGCATTTCAAGTTCGCTAATGCCAAAATCCGCCCATTCGATATCCGTGCGCGGGTTGCGAATGGCGTACGCAAGCTCTTCTTCTGTATACTCCGCCACAATCTGGCCGTTCAGGCGCTGGACGTATGCAATATCTCCGCCCAGCTTCATCCCGCCTTTCGTCTGCGGAACATACACGGGAAGGTCCATGACTTCGGAAGTGGGAGCGTTGGCCACCAGTTCAATCGTGGCCGCATCCACGGCCCATATTTCCGCAAGCTCGCCTTTCAAATTCGGCACGTTTTCCCATGTCATGGCGTCCAGCGTCAGCGTATCCCGCACGATTTTCCGAAGGAACGTGTTAAAGTTATCCTTGCGCTTGCGGTTCGGAATAGCTCCGGTTTTCAGGAAAAAATCTTCAATCTCCATGGCCCGCTTCTTCGCCGCTTCGCTCATCTTCTTTCCCCGGTCCTTCAAGTGAATTTCAAAGCCTATATCTCCCGCAAAACGCGGTCGTTTGGCGAAGCGGGCAACTTGATTTAAGCGCGTCTGGATAATGGCGGCGATGGCCGGAACCTGCGCCATTCTCCGAAGCGTCTGGTAGGGAATCACCGTCGGCTTGGTCCGCGTTCCAGCCGTCATGCCGTTATAGTTATACGGGTCGATGATGGCCGACTTCGGCTCCGGCGCTTCTCCCATCCGAACCGCTTTTATCAATTCATCGCCTTTCGGTGCGTTTCGCCATATGGTCAAAATATCATCCACGGTTTCTACCCCCTTTGTATCGCCATACGAAAATAGGAGCTTCGGAATCGAAGCCCCTGCTGTGGGTTAATGGTTGTCTCGCCCGTAAATGTGTCCACAGTTCGGGCAATGCTTTTCACCCGGAACACCGTACCGTGTGGTGTTGATTCCTCGCGGAACCGCAATGACTTTGCATTTCGGGCACATTTCCTTTTCCGGGCTGTCTTTTTCTGCAACGGTCGTATAAATGCGTTCCGTTCCCCATTGACTTGCCATGACGACACACCCCCTTGGGTTATTCATGCCTATCATACCACTATTTGGTCAAACTTCGGAAGTGTTCAGACAAAAAGAAAATGCAAGATTCCGAAGCAGGAACCTTACATCATTCCGAAGCAGGAACCTTACATCATTCCGAAGCAGGAACCTTGTATCATTAGCCGCTTGCCGCCCGCTTCGCCAGTACGCCGTCAATCTCATTCCGAAGTCGCTCCAAAACCGATGTCGGCACCTTTTCCAATTCAATGTTCGGAAGAAAAAGCAACGGCTTCGGCCTGTCCAGCATTTCGTTCATATTCTTCCACGCCAGATGCAATCGCACCCGCTCGGCTTCGGAAAGCTGGCGATTCACATAATAAGCGTCCGCATCCAACGGAATCGGCGTAATGTTAACCACCACATCAAAAGTCGAGTGTTGCGCTTTGGCTTTCTTTTTGGTCACGCTTGTCCGCTCCTTCGATTACTCCTTTGCTTTTCTTTGGCTTTCGCCATGATGTGGCTTGCCAGCTTGTCCGCCAGCGCCTTTTTAAGTTCC